GTGTTGCTGGCACGTCCTTCATTTACCGGCCGTCGTGTAGAAACGTTAAACGATGCAGACGGGTGGCTGGTGAACGCATGGCGCGCCATCCAACACGACGCGCACATGGTAGCGCGACACGCTATTGGCCCAGTGACAGAAATTGATTACCACGCGCGGCTGGCGTGGCTGCAAGAGCGCCGCACGCCGGACTTAGTGGCATGGCTTGAAGGTGACCCCGAGCACCACGACGCAAAGGCGGCGGGGTGGTGGCTATATGTTATGGCGTGCGGCATTGGCGACCCGTGGGGTAAAGGGCCGTGGCGCGTCATTAACGGGCATTTCAGAAAGACTGAAAAAGACGACGGATCGCGGAGACGAATCTTGCACCTTGGCGACGCGGGGCAAGGCGTGAACCGCGAATTGCCGCACCTTGGCGACGCGGAACAAAGACTGGGGCGGTATTTGCACAGTCTGGCCGCACGACTTGAACGCGTGCGGATTACGTGTGGATCGTGGGAACGGGTCGTCACGCCGAGTGTGGTGCGAGCTGGAGCCGGCGGTGATGGGGCCCGAGCGGTGTTCCTCGATCCGCCATACGCGACGTCGGGCGATCTCTACGCTCACGGCAGTCTCACCGTAGGCGCCGACGTGAGAACGTGGTGCGAAACGGCGCCAAAAACGTGGCGGGTGGTGCTGTGCGGATATGACGACGAGCATAATGCGCTGTTACCCAAGGGGTGGACCGTCGTGGAAGGAAAGGCAGGTAGCGGGGCTGGGTATAGCGTCGATGCAAAGAATGGACGGCGCGAGCGTCTATGGTTGTCGCCGTCATGTATGCATGATCAGGCTTCGTTTAACTGGGGGGCGCCATGAAGTATTATGAGCGATGGTGGGAAAACAACATCGGCACGCGCGGCGCCGAGTTTGCCGGATGGCTGGCCGATAGCGACCCGTCAAGCCGCGCGGCGGTCGGTGACCTTGTAGACACGCTGCGTGGCACGGTCGACGTGCTGGAGTGCGGGCCGGGAACGTACATGGACTTCCGGCAGCTGTGGGAATGCCGGCCGGAGGTGATCTATCACGCGCTGGACGTCACGCCGGCTATCGTGGAGCGGGGCCGCGCGATGGGGCTAGAGGACGTGCGCCTTGGATCCATCGAGGAGATCCCGCACAAGGCGGATTCTATAGATGTCGTGTACTGCCGGCACGTGCTCGAGCACCTGCCGAGCTACCGGACGGCGCTCGTCGAGATGCACCGCGTGGCGCGGAAGTACGCCGTGGCCGTGTTCTGGCGGCTGGACACGGAGGCCGATCGGGATCTGATCCTTTGGAATACCGTAGCCGATGTGCCGGATACGTTTCATAACATGTACTCAATGCCGGTGATCTCGGCGTGGCTCACGTCGCTGCACATCGCGCACGCATGGCAGCCGGCCGACAAAGACTGGCTGCTGATATTGGATGCCGGCCGTACGCCAGGATAACGCGGAGCCGGTCATCCTGCTGGCGCCGTACCGGCCGCTGTTTGACCCGGCGCCGGCGTGGCGCTACGCATTTTTGACCGGCGGCCGCGGCTCTGGCAAGTCGTGGCACCTCAGTATTTGCCTGCTCAACCTGACGTATTCGCCCGACCACGTGATTCTTTTCACGCGCTGGACGATGGAAAGCGCGGGCGCCTCAATCATTCCTGAGTTTGTGGATAAGATTGAGCGGCTTGGGAAACGTGATGATTTTGCGGTAACCAAGAACGAGATTGTTAACAAACTGACCGGCAGCCGCATTCTGTTCCGCGGCATTAAAACGAGCAGCGGCAACCAGACCGCCAAGCTCAAATCAATTCAGGGCGTGACGACGTGGGTGCTTGACGAGGCTGAGGAGCTGGTCGACCGGCGGACGTTTGACACGATCGACGACTCGATACGCAGCCAGTTGCAGCCGAACCGCGTCATTTTGTCGCTCAACCCGTCCAGTGTGGACCATTTCCTTTACGGGCTGTTTGTGACCGCGCGACGGGCGGACACGTTGTATATCCACACGACGTGGCAGGACAATGTGGACAACTTGTCCACATCGTTTGTGGAAAAGATTGAGCAGACGCGACGGGACAACCTGCCGCGATACGCGCATATCTACGGCGGCGAGTGGCGCCGAGAGGTGGCAGGGCTGCTGTGGACGCGGGCCGAGATCGAGCGGGCGCGCATTGCGGCACGGCCGGACGATCTGGCGCGGGTGCTGGTGGCCATAGACCCGGCGATTACGGCGCATGAATCGAGCGACGAAACCGGCATTGTGGTCGTCGGCGCCGATCGGCACCGGAAGGGCTATGTGCTAGACGATCTGAGCGGACGCTATACGCCGAACGAGTGGGCAACAATCGCGCTCGACGCGGCGCGCCGGTGGAATGGATCTATCGTGGCGGAAACCAACCAGGGCGGCGATATGGTGACGGCCGTGATTCGCTCGCTCGGCGAGCGGGGCCGCGGCGTGCGGATCATCGACGTGAAGGCAAGCCGGGGCAAACTAGCGCGCGCAGAACCGGTGTACTCGCTGTATCAGGAAGGCCGAATCTTCCATTGCGGCACGTTCCCGCTGCTTGAATCGCAGATGGCCGGATTTAACCCAGAGTCGACCACGACGTCGCCGGATCGCGTGGACGCGCTGGTCTGGGGGCTGTCTGCGCTGCTCTTGACGGGGGCGACCCCATTCGTTGTCTAGGGCGCTACCGCGCGCGGTTGTTGCTGTGTGGATATGTGGATAACTTGCCATCGTGAACGAATCCGGGGGCCCTATAACGTCACCCTTCCTTTCTCGCGTGTCTAGCGCGCTGGCCGTGCTGCGCGGGACATCGGAGACGCGCGCCGTTACGCCGGCCATGATGCCCGGAGGCACGATCGGCGCCGCAGCCGGCATGGCGGGGTTGTCGCTGGTGCGCACGGCCAACCCGCAGGAGTACAAGCCGGACGGCGCCACGGTCCGCGCGCAGGGCTTCAATAAACATCCGGTGGTGCACGCCTGCATCCGCGCGATTGCCGATATCGTGGCATCGGTGCCGCTCATCGTGCTGCGTGAGCAAGGCGAGATGGAGACGCGGGTGCCGCTGACGCATCCGCTCCAGCGACTGCTCGATTCGCCGGGCCCGCGCATGACCGCGCGACAGATGCGGGCGCGGCTGGCCGTGGATTACGTCGGATACGGGAACGCGATGTTCCAGCTCGAGCGGCCGGCGCCTGGGCGGCTGCCGCTGGCGATGCGCGCAATCAACCCGGAGTCGCTGCAATCCGTCTGGGTGGACGCCGAGGGCGACCCGAGGCGCTACGATTATGGCAATTGGGCGGGCGTCATTGTGCAGGTGCCGGCCGAGGACGTCATCCACTTCCGCGACCTCGACATGCCGCGGCCATATTACCCGGATGTGTTCGGGTTTCCGCGCGGGGCTACGGCGATCGCGTCGATGACGGCGGACAACGAGGCGACGCAATACGTGCGGCAGGTAGTCACCAACGACGGCACGCCAACGTTTGCCGTGCTGCTGTCTGATGAGGCAACACAGGACGACGCTAGCGCGATGCAGGACCGCTACCGCGCGCGCGTGGTAGATCGCGGCAAGCGGGGCACGCCCGCGTTTTTTGGCAGTGTCCGCGACATTAAGCCGCTCGGGTTTACGCTGTCCGATTTGGAATTTCCCGACCTCCGGCGCGTCTCGCGCGAGGATATTTGCGCGGCGTTCGGGGTGGATCCGCGGATGATCGGGATCGCGTCGGCCACGTCGGATGCAGGGCTCTCCGGCACGCAATACGTCGAGGCTCGCGCGCGGCTGGTGCAGCACACCATCGAGCCGATTTTAGGCGCCATTGAGGACGAGCTCAACCACTGGCTGTCTCCGGAATACGGCGACGTCTACATCGTATACGATCACGCCGTGCTTTCGGATCTGATCGAAAACGACACGGTGACGTCAGAGCGCGTGCAGAAGGAATTTGGGATCGGGCTGCGCACGTGGGAGGAATCACGGCGGGCGCTCAAACTGTCGCCGGTGCCGATCCCAACCGATACCATTGCACTCAAGACAGGCACGCAGCTAGTGCCGGCGGCCGTCGCGGTGATTGACCCGCGCGCCGTGCTCGATCCGGAACCCGCCGAAGCTGAGCAGCTAGCCGGCGCCGGACCGGGGCCAATGACGACCGAAGCCGGCGCGGCCGCGATGGACGCGGCGGAGGCAGAGCAGGGGCAGGAGGCAGAGCAGGGGCGCCACGTGCGCACCATGGCCGACAGCGCGCTCTCCGGTGACCAGATCGAGCAGATGGTCGAGCTGCTAGAGTCTCTGGCAGAAGGCGAGCTGCCGCGCGATGCGGTGCAGGCGGTGATGATGGCCGCGTTTCCAGCCGTGCCGTTGTCGACCATTGCCGCAATGCTGGACGCCATGGTCGGCTTTGTGCCAGCGGAAGAAGAGCCGGAAGCGCCGGAGGCGCCAAAGGAAGAGCCGGAAGAGCCGGAAGAGATGGCGGCGGCGATGTGGTGGGAGCGGTTGACGCCGGAGCAGCTGGCGGCGGAGCCGCGGTATCAGCAGTGGACGCGCGCGATGGAAGAATTGACGCGGCGCGAAGAGCCATGGTATACGGCGGGCGTGTCTCGGTTCGCGGCTGAGCGCGAGCAAATCGGCTCGTTGTTCGGTTTGGGGAGCCGCGCAACCAAGACCACGCAAGAGATTCTCGACGAGATCCAGCGGCGCATCCGGCAGGGATTTAAGCCGAACGGCGAGTATTACGAAGCCTGGCGCGCCGCGTTCCTCGATCTGATTGGCGAGATGTATATGGTCGGGGCGCGGCAGGTGTCGGGCGTCGGGCTGTCGTTCTCGCTGCAATCGCCGGAGGTGCTGAACGCGATCAGCAAGCGATCGGGGCGGTTGGCGGAACTAGTCGGCAAGACGACCAGCGATAATATCCTGTCCGCGATCCGCGCCGCCGAACTAGCCGGCATGTCGGTCAAGGAAACGGGCCGGCTCGTGCAAGCGTCGGTCTATAACGAAGTCATCACCGACAACAGAAGCCGCACCATTGCGCGCACCGAGTCGGCCGGCGCGATGAGTCAGGGCACGTGGGATCAGGCCACGCAGGCCGGGATCTACCGCTCTAAGGAGTGGCTCGCGTTTGAGGATAGCAAGACACGCGAGACGCATACGCGGTGTATGGAACAAGGCCGAATTCCGTTTGACGACGCGTTCAGCAACGGGCTGGCGTATCCGCTTGACCCATCTAGCAATGACCCGGCCGAAATAATTAACTGTCGGTGCGTGCTGGCGACGTATATCACCAGCGTGGATGAGGAGCCTATCTAGTGAAAACGACCATACCGGCGCAGGTGCGCCACATCGCCGACGCACACCTCCAGCTGCGAGCCGACACCGCGTTGCCCGATGGCGTGGCGGGCCGTGTGTCCGGTGTCGCGCTCACGTATGAGGTGGTCGACAGCTACGGCACCATGTTTGCGCGCGGCTGCACGAAGGCGACCATCGAGCGCAAGGTGAAGGCGCGAAAAGTGCCGCTGCTGATGGACCATGAGCGGCGCACCGGCGCGCACGTCGGTGTGGTGTCGATGATGCAGGAGATGGGCGACAGTCTGATGATGACCGCCGATCTATTCGACACGCCGGAGGGCCGCGCGGCGCTCGAGTACGTCAAGGCCGTGATCGGCGCCGGCGCCACGACCGGCTTCTCAATCGGCTTTGCACCGCGGCGCACCGAAGCCGTCACGGTCGACGGGCAGATCGTGGAACGCTTTCTAGAAATCGAATTGCGCGAAGTGTCAATCACGCCAATGCCGGCCGTGCCTGGCGCCGACATCACGTCGGCACGGCATGATGACGGCGGCGCGCTCGAGCGAAGCGACGAAGAGCTACTGACGGCGGCCGCGATGGCCGTCTTGAACGCGTTGCCCGTGAGCTCGCGGGCGGCGCTGCTGGCGCAGTACACGCACGAGCAGGCACGACCCGAACCCGACCAGCAGGCGACACCGCACAGCCGTGCGGATTGTCCCGCCACTGACCCGGCGCCGGCGCCCGTGGATGCGCGCGCGACCGATGGACATACCACGATGGCGCACCGTCTCGCGGCGGTACGTTCCACATACTGAGGATATCATGAAAGCACCACTGGTGAGCAAGAACCGCGCGGCCGCTGAGCTGCGCGAGAAGGCGCACAAGATCCGCCACGACTTGGTTGACGCGACCAACGTCTACACGGCCGAAGAAGTCGACAAGATGACGGCCGATATCCGCTCGTTTGAGATGCGCGCGCAGGCGGCCGCCGAGTTTACGCCGGATGCTGAGATCCAGCGTCAGGGCGGCGACGAAGGGCTCACGCGCGTGGACGCGGGCGCTCCGGCGCGCACCGAGTTTGCAAACATGGGCGACGCGATGACCGAAGTGCGGTCGACGATCGTCAACGCGTTTAGCAACGTCGGGAGCTACATCCGCGCGGCCACGCGTGGACCGGCGAACGCGGCGGAAGCGGCGGCGCTGCGCGAAGTGGACAAGTTTACGCGCACGATCACCGGCAGCACTAACGGCGGCGAGTACCTGCTTCCGTTGACGCAGGTGCCGGAAATCTTTTCGGTGTCCAATCAGCAGCCCGGCTTGTTCCAGTACGCGCGCCGGTACAACGTGCCCGGCCGCTCGCTGCGCATTCCGTATCTGGTGCAGGATGAAGGCACCACGACGCTGAACCGTCCGATGGCTGGTAAGATTGCCAACGTCACGATCGTGGGCGAAGGCGCCACCAAGCCGACGCGCGAGCCGACGTTCGGCCAGCGTTTGCTCACGATGTACAAGTATGCCGCGATCACGCAGTTCGGCGACGAATTGCTGGGCGACGATTTCACGGGCGAGCTGCCGAGCGAAGTCACGACGGCTGTTGGCGGCCAGATCGTCAACAAGCTCAACGAAGACATCACGATCGACGGCACGGGCTCGAGCGAGCCGCTCGGCGCCCTGAACAACGCCAACACGGCGCTGATCTCGGTGAACCGCGCGACCGCA